ATCGTTAGCCATTTCCTTGAATAAATCCCGACATATTAGCCTCTAATTTTATGAACTTATAGCCTGTAGTGTTTAGCGGTGTCTGCAAGAAGTGTATACCGACAACGAAACAATCGTCACGGTAATTTGTATCACCGACCTTTGGCAACGCCGCAAGGATGTTTGCTTTGTTTACGGTAATCGTGCCGGCAAGACCGTTTGCAGTCGTCCAAGGGTTTGCGTCACCTTTGATGAGGGTGTGGTTGGCGATAATCTGATCCGTTGTAGGGATCGCCGCCACAAGTCCTTTGGGGTCGGATGTATAGCCTGATCCTACGGTCAAATAGAACTTTGGGCTAGTTTCGGCGTTGGCGGTACTTAGGCTGACGGTAATGTAAGCCGCTACTACCTGCATAAATTGAGGTCGTAAAATGCGGATCAGATTGTTTTGTGCCGGCACGTTATACGGTGCGTTGGTGTTTGACATATTGAACAAGTCACCAAGGCTGTCGGCTACTGTGATGTCAAAGTCGGATTGGTCACTACGGTTGTAGCCGCAAATCTGCCCTAAAAAGGGGATCGCTTGCTCACGTAGGGCGTTATCCTGCTGCCCCATACTAACCTTTCTATATCAACTTGGCGGTGAAAATTATGGTAGAGCCTATAGCGTCAGCGTATATTAGCACTGTTCCAGTTCCACTATCTCTTTGAAGTTTTACAGTGTAGGTGTGGTTGCCACTGCTTGGTGCAGGTACTACAGTTTTGAAAGTACCGCCGATACCGTTTTGGGGCAGCCCAAGGTAATAGTTTTCTAAAACAGTTGCACCCTCTAGGAATTGCATATTTATACGATCACCAGAAACACTAGATGTAATTTGTGGGGCTATCAATTCCAGCTCAAGGTCACGCCCCCCAAGTGGAACAGGTACATTAGTTAGGGTAGCAACGGTTGTAGCCGTAGTAGTTATGCTACCGATGAGTGCTGTTTGTCTTTGGGTAAGCAACTTAATTGCGTCTACCGAAAGTTTAGGGGCTGTCACGTTGTTCAGTAAAATATGCCGGGTAAGTATAACGTTATCCTCAAGACCAGTACCCAAGTTAAAAGCACTATCATTTGAGCCTATTAAGTTCCACTTTGCAGTGGTTGGCTGCTCATTAGCCGTAAATACAATTGCGGTATAACCTGATGATGGCATTTTATTTTACCCTTTCTATCATAAAGGTTTCAAAGCGTTCTTTGTTGCCCTTGAGTTCATAGTCGGCTGTGTAGCCGGTTTCGTTGATCCGCTTATCAATGCCCTGCTGTGCTTTGGCAAGTTCAAATGGGCTACTTGCAGGGATTGGCGTACCCATATCAACAACTTTGTGATTGAGTTTGCTAACGTGAACGACTTGCTGTGCGACAATCCCTGCCTCAACGCTTGCGTCAATGGTGCGGTTGCCACACATACACTCATAGCCGTACATTTTTTCGCCGTGTGGGGTGCTGTCGCCACGTTGCCGGACTGATAAACAGAGGTCTTGGTACATAAATAATGCCCTGCCCCTGTCAGTAATAAGATTTTCAGTACCCTTTGCCGGTGCTGCCTCAACGCCAATAACACGCTTGCAGTTCAAGCAGTGTATCAGCCAAACTTGGTCATAATCCTTACCATAAAAAGTAACCATATCGGCAATTTCCGATTTGTCTTGCTTGATTTTGCCGCTTTTTCTTTGATCTATTGCGTCTGCTATGCTCTGCATACGGTACTCCTTACGTTTATCATATCATTATGGGGCTAGATTATCACTACCGCCAATTTTGCTTGTGCCAATAGTGAAATAGTTGTAGGTCGCTCGTTCCTCAACGTCAAACTCTTGGACTAAGTTGTTGCCGGAAAGCGTTGTCACCTTGCCAACAATGAAACATAGCTTTGATTGTCCGGTGTCGGCGATGTTCACGGTCACTGCGTCACCGATCTGCAACTGCGGTACTGCAAAGCCCTTACAGATCAGCCGGAAAAGTGGCGATCCGTACTGCTTGACCAAAATATAGGCAAGTGACTTGGCTGCGCCGGTGTCTTGGATAACGTTATTATCAATTTCCTGCACATCGCCGTTGTTTGACGGATTGATACCGTAGGCGGCTTGGCTCGTGGTGTCGTCTTGGTATTGGGTATCAAGCACCTGAACTTTTGCCGGCGTTCCGTACACCTCAAGTTTCGTGATATAGACCTCGGCATTTGAGCTATTGGTGAAAGTCATTTTGTAGCTGTTGCCGAAAAGATAACTGCTAGAGAGTGTGATTGAACCGGCTGCGTCATTACCCGATCCGTCTTTGTTTTGGTTGGTGGTATATTCAGAGGTTGTGGCAGTGGCTACAGGGGCAGGTACATCAACCGAAGTCGCCGGAAATGCCCCGACAGTATCTTGAAAGTCGGCAAATACGTCAGTTGTTGTGTTCGGCGCAAGCGTTATCGGCTGTCCGTTCGTCCAAATCAGCGTTTTGCCCATCAGCTTGTAGGGCTTGGCGACTACGGCGACACTGTTGATGATCGGCGTATTGTCCCAATCTAGGTTGGTCAGATTTGAGTAGTTGAACGTCCATTGGCTTGTGCGGTTTGAGTTCATATGCTGCCTGTTCCACCACTGTATAATGCCGTTTTCATCAACGAACATCAGTGCCGCCTCACTTTCGCAAAGCTCTTTGAGCATATCAATTACCTTGCGTCCGTTGGGGTTGTAGTAGCTGACCGGCAGTGCAAGGCTTGGCTCAATGTTGTATTGGGTGCTTGAAAATCCTTGCTCAACCAAAAGCTGTACGATGATTTGATCCACTGTGGTATTGGTAATGCTCTGCAAGGCACTCTTGCGGTTCTGTAGATAGCTGATTGCGTCATAGGCGGTAATTGTCGTCTGTCGCCTGACCAAAGGGCTGTTAGGGCGGTCTGTGTAGCCCACAAACTGCTGTATGCTTTCATTTCCGAACCCGACCTGCAATTTTATCGCACGGTTGGGCAAAATAAAGTTACCGATTGTGCCGTCATAGTTTGGGATGTACCGTTTACTGTTGTTGTCCAAGGTGATATTAGCAGTCGCCATAATCACGCCGTAAGGTAATTGGCTCAATGACTGCTTGATTTCCCAACTGATAACTCGTGCGCTTTCATTGGCGTACTGGTATTTGTCAAAAAAGGTTATGTTGCCACCTGCGCCTTTGATAAGGTCTGCGCCGCCGATCTTGGATGTGCCGATGGTGAACCAGTTTGTTGAAACATTGGGCGTTAAATCCCAAGCGATCAAACACCCCTGATTTACCTTTTTGATAGGGGCTGATGTTGCGGTTGTAAATGCGCCTGATACCGTCTGCATTTTACACTTCCCTGATCGTTACTTTTAGAGGCACGAGTGCGCTACTACCCCTGACAAAGCTGTTTTCCTCATAGCTCAAAATGCCGGTGAACGTGTTTGTGCCGCCGGCTACGTTACTTGCGGTATTTGAATAAACTACGGTTGCAATACCATCGCCAAAGCCTTTGATGAGCTGAAACAGGGTTGGATCAACATACGTCCAAGACATAACTACCTGCCGTTTGGTGTTGAAAGAATTGACTGACTGTGTGCCGTCAATCGCTATGTTGGTAGTGCGGATTTGTACCGGATTTTCATCTACGTCTGCCGGTTGCAGTGTGAGTGCTGTGCCGTTTATGCTAATTGGGTTCATCGTAGATTTGCCATACTTCCTAGGTCAAGCCCTTGTGATTTCAATGCTCGTGTTATCATCTGCGCCATATCAACTGCGTCATCTTGGGTGAACTGACCCCGACCCTGATAAATAATTTGGATCGGTGGTAGGCTGCTGCCACCTTGTGCTGCGCCTGAACTTAGTATATCTTTACTGTCCTTATTGTTGTATACCTGTGAGCCTCTAGGCAAATTGACGAGTTCACCGCCCTTGCCGAAAACGTCACCAACCACTGCCAAGCCACCGGCGAAATCAGCCGTACCGCCGTACAGTCTAGGGATGTCAGAAATGTGCGGCACTCCGGGGAGTTTTCCGGCTGTATTGTTCACTGTGTGGATCACGCCGTTGATCTTATCAATGATCCAGTTTACCGCACCTGTGAAAATGTTTTTAACACCATCAAATGCGCCCGAAAAGGCGTTGCTGAACTTACCGCCAATGCCGGACACAGTTGAAACGATCCTGTCCCATATGCCGGCGAACCAACCTATTGCGCCGTTCCAAAGTCCGGTTACCCAATTCCAAGCACTAGCGAAAGCGTTGCCGATGGCGTTGCCTACCGTACCTGCTACGCCGGCGATCCAATGAAATACGCCGCCGATAATGCCACCCATAAAGTTTACGGCTGCGGTAATGGCGTTGATGACAGGGCTGATGATATTTCCCCACAAGAAGTTCCAAACCACTGTGGCTGCGGCAACAATCGTGTTCCAAATCAACTGCATATTGGCAACAAAGTTGTTCCAACGCTGCTCAATGAAACCAATGACCGGCGCAATAATGCCGTTGTATAAGAAGTTCCAAGCCACGATTGCCAAGCCCCTGATTACGTCAAAAACGTAGGTTATAACGGTAATCCAAATCTTGATGTAGTCCACGACAATATCAATGATCGGCTTAATTATGTTGTTCCACACGAAGTTCATAGCGGTAGTGACGGCATTTTTGATGTCCTCAAACACCTGTACCACAGTAGTTTTTATGGTCGTCCAGTGGGTAATGACCTCACCTATGATGAAACCAAATACGCCAAACATAATGTCCAAAATCACTTGCCAATGGTCTTTGATGAAATCCATACCGGCTTTGAAAGCCTGTTGTACGTCTTTCCACGCTGCCTTGAAAAAGTCCGTCACCTGTTTCCAGTGCGTGGCGATCAAAATGATAAGTGCGACTATGGCGATCAGGGCGATTGACCAAGGGTTGGCACTGGTGATGGCGTTGAATATGGCAAGCGTGGCGTTCCAAATCTTTTGCGCTATGTTGATGGCGATGATGGCGGCGGCAACGGCGGCAAGCACCTGTGCGACATCGTTCAGCACTCGTTTATGAGCCTCATAAAACTTGCTTGCGTCACCTACCCATTGGATCAGGTCTTTGGTGTACTGCACAACGTCTTTCAGATAGCCTTTGAACTTGTCACCGGACACGAAACTAGCCAAAGCCCCTTGTAAGGGCGCAATAGCTTTGTCAATGGTCAGTCCGATCTCAACCTTTGCGTCAGTCATAGCGTTCTTGATCTGCGCCTGTTTGCCGGCATAGGTATCAAGGGCTGCTGCGGCACTGCCGCCAAACTCACGGTTCAATTCGCCGATAATCAGCTTTTGTGCGCCGGCGGCGTTGCCGGCATTGACCATAGCGGTAACTTGCTCTTTCTGTTGGTCTGTGAGCCGCACACCGACACGCTGTAGGGCC